GCAACAACGTACAAAGATTTACTTACTGTAAACGTATCTACAGACAATGAGGGGTTAGAAACAACTTTAAAAAGAGTTAGCGATGGCGAAGGTGTTGCATCTGCAATAGAACTTTCATCCAATGATATTAATATATCAACACACAATGCATCAAGCACAGGATTAAAACTTGGTGGTACACTAGTTACATCTAGTGCTGCAAACCTAAATGCTATTTCAGCAATAACATCTTTAGATACTGATCTGTCATCTGTTAGTGGTTCTGATGATTCACTAGCTAGTGCAAAATCAATTAAGACTTATGTTGATGCCCAGGTCACCGCACAAGATTTAGATGTTACTAGTGATTCTGGAACAATAGCAATTGACCTAGATAGTGAAACACTTACTATAGCTGGAGGTGAAGGGATTGATACATCTGCAACAAGTAATAGTGTTACTATAGCTGCTGAAGATGCAACCACAAGTAATAAGGGTGTGGCAAGTTTTAGTAGTGATCATTTTGGTGTATCAAGTGGAGCTGTCACTTTAAAAGCAGACGGAATTGATGACACATTAATAGATTTTGGTACAGGATCAAACCAAGTAGATACAGATGTAATCCCGGAAGGATCATCTAATTTATTTTACACAGATGAGAGAGTTGATGATAGAGTCAATACATTAATTACAGATGGTGAAGGAATTACAACTACATACAATGATGGTTCAAATACTTTAACTATTGACTGCGAAGATGCTACATCATCTAATAAAGGTGTAGCTAGTTTTAGTACATCGCATTTTTCTGTTAGCTCTGGTGCAGTTTCAATTGCAACCGATAGTATTGATGACACACTTATTGATTTTGGAACTGGTACTAATCAAGTAAATACTGATGATCTACCAGAAGGATCTACCAATCTTTATGTAACAAATGAAAGAATTGACGACAGGGTAGATGCTTTAGCAACGGCTGGTGAAGGTATTGATATAACTTATAATGATTCGGCTGGTACTCTTACATTTGCTGGAGAGGATGCTACTGAAACTAATAAAGGGATAGCTACTTTTGATGGAACAGACTTTACAGTTTCTAGTGGTGATGTAACATTAAATGTTGAAAGAGTGCAAGATATTGTTAATGGTTTAGCCACAGCTGGTGAGGGTATTGACATCACATATGATGATTCAGCTAATACACTAACATTTGCTGGAGAAGATGCCACAACATCTAACAAAGGTATAGCAAGTTTTAGTTCAGATAATTTTTCTGTTTCTAGTGGTGCGGTTACAATAAAAGATAACGGTGTTATCCTTGGAACCGAAACCACTGGAAATTATGTGGCAACTGTAGCAGACTCTGGAACAGGTGGTATTACTGTATCAAACTCTGGATCAGAAACTGCTGGTGTAACTTTAGAATTTGATATTAATGGTTTGACAGCTGCTGACATTGCAAGTGGAGATCAAATAGCTTTTTCTGATGAAGGAACTGCTGGTGACCCATCTAAAAAAGAATCCATAGATGATATAGCTACTTTGTTTGCTGGTACAGGATTAACTGCATCAAGTGCTGTAATATCAATAGATGCAGCACAAACAGGAATTACATCCTTACTAGCTGCTGATATTAAAATTGGTGAAGACGATGAAACAAAAATAGATTTTGAAACAGCAAATGAAATACATTTTTATGCTAATAATGTTGAGCAAGTTTATTTAGGTGATAACATATTTGGGCCACAATCTGACAGTGATGTTGATCTAGGTGCTACTGGCACAAGATGGAAAGATGCTTACATTGACACAATAACAACCGGTGCAGAAACTATACAAAATAGTGGTAATGCTATTTTACAACTCATTTCTGAAAGTAGTGATGGAGATTCTGTTTCAGCAGTAACTCTTACAAGAAATAACAATAGCAATCAAGTTGCTAATTTAGGTGTTAGAGATAATGAAGATGTTTTTAGAATAACAGTTGGTTCAAATGTAGGGCCAAGCTATGCAAATTTAGGAGATTTTACAAGGTTTGCAATTAATGCAAATGGTTCATCTTTATTTGACTCATCTGTTGGTGTAGGTAGAGTAGGTGCAAATGTTGTTTCTGTTGCAGATGATGCAACTATTGCACTCTCAGATAATGATGGTGCAATATCTCACATTTATATATATGAAAGAGGTAGTGGTGCTGGTGCTATTTACACAGTTGGTTATCCTTCTGCAACAGCAATTGTTTTACAAGGCGGTGGTCTTACGTTTGCTAATAGTGATTCTGATGGAAATGTATGTCTTTATTCAGGTGTTAATAGTCATGCAGTGACATTTAAAAATAGAACTGCTGCAACAAGAAATTTTAGAATAATGATGGTAGGTGCTGGATTTGCAGCCCCAATTTAATTAAGGAGTAGTAATGAGTTTAACTTACACAATTAAAAACTATGAAACAGATTTAACTGATTCATCAAAAACCAGAGTTGGTTTTTTTGTTACAGATACTCAAGGCAATAAACTTGCAATTGATAAACTTGTAACAACAGGTAGTAAGTCAAAGGAAGCGATTATTACTGAGGCATCAAATGCAGCAAAAGATGAAATAGACACTTGGGCATCTCAGTTTGAGGTAGTTGGTAAAATTTGGAATCCAGATACAAACTCATTTGAATAATGTTAAAAAGATTAACCATACCATTCTTTTTTTTACTTAGTTGCAATGGAGTAAGTAATATGGATATAGAAGATCAAAATGGCAAAAAACATTTTTACAATAGAATACTACACTTTAATGAAGACTCTACAATGCTTTGGTGTTATAACCATGAAGAGTTTGAGGTTGTAAAAAAAGATACCAATAGAACTATGTATAAAGATTGGAATGATATAGCAAGTGATTGGATATTATATTAATGAGTAAAATACAAGAATCATCTGGAGTAAGTTTTTCTTTATCATATTTAATTCAATTAGTTGGCGGAATTGCTGTGGCCACATTTGCTTTTTCTGAACTTAACAATCGGATAGGAATTGTTGAGAATACATCAACCTCTAATGTTACTCATATAGAGGCAATCATAAAAGCACAAGAGGAAAATCAAAATTCTTGGATTCCAGCCGATTTCCAGCAATTTGAAATATTAAAAGCACACAAAGAATTACTAGCACAGCATCAAGCAGAAATCATACGTCTGCAAGATAAAGTGTATCAATTAAATAGATTGTTGAGTATGAGGAGATGAAAACCTTTGTATGACATCATTAGGTGGATTGTTTTCAATATTAAACAAAATGAAAGCTTTTAACAACACTACGGAGATAAGACCAGTTATGGATTATAAAGAAAAAGTACAAGAGCTACAAAGCAAATATAATAATGTAAATACAGCTATAAACAATTTGGTTGTACAAAAACATCAACTAGAAGGTGCAATAAGTGCACTTTCTGATATTGATAAAGAATGTAAATGTAAGGATAATAAAAAAAATGACAAGTAAACCAGGATTGTACTATTACATGAATAAAAGAAAAAAGGCTGGAACAAGCCGATCTAAAGCTAATAGTACAGTATCACCAGAGGCTTATGCACAGGCTGCAAAAGGCTTTATTAATAATAAAAAAAAAAGAAAAAAAAATGATGAACCTAATAGTGTAAAAGGTGTAAGTCTAACTGGATTGTCATCTAGTAACAAAAACAAGATGATTGCACATAGCAACCATCACACTAAAAAACATCTAAAAGTCATGGCTAGTGAATTGAGAAAAGACAAATCATTTAAGCAATCACATGATATTGCTATGAAAAAAGTAGGTGCATAATGTCAGAGGCTTGGACTAGAAAAGAAGGTCAAAGTGAGGCTGGAGGTTTAAATGAAGAAGGTAGAAGGTCTTATGAAAGAGCAAACCCAGGATCAGATTTAAAAGCACCCACTAAAGATAAAAAAAATAAAAGACGTATAGCTTTTTGCAAAAGAATGTGTGGTATGAAAAAACTATTGACTAGTGCTAAGACAGCTAATGACCCAAACTCTAGAATTAATAAAGCATTAAGAAGATGGGATTGTAGGTGTACATAGTTGGCAGAAATTTTTACAGAGTATGGCATTACTGGAGTGATGGTTTTATTATTTGCTGGACAAATGGCTTGGTTGCAAAAAGTATTAACACAAAAACTTTTAGATCAATATCAAATACTTATCAAACTAATTGACAGATTTAATAAATCAGATGATGCTTATGATAGATGGCAAGAAAAAATGATTGACAATGCTGAAAGACGGCATGAGTCAGTTATTAAAGAATTAAATGATCTTACTGATGACATAAATTATTTAAAAGGAATTGTATCAAGGTTAAATGGTAAACATTAACCATAAAATAAGGAAAAAATAAAAGATGTATCTTAATTACGGAAAAAAGAAACCTAGATAAAACTTAAAAATTTAGGCGAGTATAGTATCGCCTTATATGCTAAAAGTGGCGTTAAGTGCCCTTTATGCAACCCGTTTTTTTATAAATCAAGGAGAAATTATGGAATACATGAAAAAAGTGGCAGAATTGCTACAAGATGAAAAAAATAGAGATATGATTGTAGATGCAATAAATCGCAACGTAAATATTCCTGTCTTAGGTGAAAAAACTGAGGCAAAAATTTACGATGCTTTGCTTGACACTATAGCACAAGTTCTAGATAATAAGTTGTCTGATTGAAACATGGTATCAATTGAACAGATAAGAGGATTAGTTGCAGCCACCTTAAAAGGTATGGGTAGTAAATTTATGAGCAAGTCAAGTGTTGATCTTGTTGTTGCTACTGGAATGGTAGAAAGCCGCTACAAATATCTTAGACAATTAGGTGATGGCCCAGCCAGGAGTTTTTGGCAAGTAGAACCAGCTACAGCTGTAGACAACTGTCAACATTATTTAATACACAGAAAAGATTTGATGCGAGATTGTGCAGCAACATCTTTAGTTGATATTAAATATTGGCAAACAGGTGATACACAAACTTGGGGTAAAATACTTGAAACTAACATTGCAGCTGGTATTGTACATTGTAGGATCAAGTATTGGCGTGTACCAAAAAAACTACCTTCATCAATAGAAGGCATGGCCTCCTATTGGAAGGAATGGTACAACACACACCAAGGTGCTGGACACGCTGAAGATTTTATTGAGGTTGCTAAAAAATATTTATAGCAATTGATTTTTCAATTCTTGTATTGCACTTTTTAAAGCCTCAACCTCAAAATCATATAGCTTACCTTTTATAGCCATACTAAGTAAATATTCAATAATATCTATTTTGTTTTTAATTGAGTTTGTGTTTTGCATACTATGATCCTTTTTTTTTGTTTAGATGAAAAAAGGAGCAAATATGGCTTTTTTTTCTTCAAAAAATATTTTCTCGTCAATAGAACCTCTTGTTTCTAGGGGCTCATAACCCGGAGGTCATCGGTTCAAATCCGGTCCCCGCTACAGACGAGAAAACCCAATTTTCAGACGAGAGTTGGGTTTTTTTTATGTGAAAAAGCCATTTTAAAATACTCCCATATATACCAATATATATCCATATAATATAAAAATTTTGGAGCAAATATGGCACTAACTAATTTTATAGTTTGGAGCACATATGGCAATTGCCCGGAGGATTTATTAGTTCTTATCACTAGCATAGTTAAAAGTTGTTCTAATTTCAACCTCTCTGGCAAGTAAATTAAGACGTGCATAAAACATAGCATTTACATCATGACCCTGTTTATGTATATATGTAGTGCTCATTACAAGTGGAATTACTGGTGTCCATGATGGATCAAAAAATTTAAATAATCCAGTAATGTTCATGTTCAGTTTGCGATATTTTTTTCTTTCTGGTTTTCTCATAATATCAAAAATAGGATGTTTTTTTGGTGCAAACCACTTACCAATAGACCATGCATTTTCTAATTCATCTATTGAATAACCTAAAAATTTGACACACTTTTGCTTGTATTCTACAGATATCATTTTAAGATCAAACAAATTTTTATTCAAACCCGGTCTAAATTTCATGGTACATATAGAATGATATTTATTACCAGCTAATATTTCTTTATTAACACTAGCAATTGGTTTTGGTATGTTGTTTAGTTCTGATGCAAGACTAGCTTTATCATTTTCTAATTTTACGATTCTATCAATTAACGATTGTATCTGTTCTCCCATATCAGCCCCCTTATATAATATATTATTTTTGGAATCTTACCTTTGTAGCAACTATTTTATCTTTTAAGTTTATTGTGTTTCTTGTGTAAGCGGTCACTAGCGTACCGTTTTTATTTATAAATTTTATTTCATATGGTAATGTGAACATACCATTTTTTTGTTTAAATAACCCATATAAGGTGTTTTGTAGATTGTTTATTGTAGCAACAGAACTAGAGTCAATTATTTTAAAAAAAGGGTGATCATTGTTATAATATTCAACACCTATGTCTACAATATCATCTATTTCTGCTTTTGTATAACCAAGATGTTTGTTTATAGCCTTAATAGTATTACCGTCAATGCTTTCTACCGCTCTATACATTTTAAAAGATTGCATCCTTATTCTTGTCATACATGAAAAATCATGTTGCCAAGTGCTTTCATGCATATTAATAGACTCTTGAGCACGTTTATATTCATTTAATTCAGATGTCAATTCTTCTATTTTGTCTAACAATGGTTTTACAACATTATCATTTTTATCAGTTTTGTCAGAAATTTCTACGTTATCTCTGGAAATCTGGTTTTCAATTAATTCCATAGCAAAACGTCTAACGTGTTTTTCTGGAACTTTACCATCTCTAGACCATGCACTAATTCTTGTTTTAGTAAGTCCTAAATAATCAGCAACAGCTTTTTTTGTTGGTAAGTTTTTTTCTAACATAATAGTGTGTAAAAATTCATTTGGCGACATTTTTGAAAATTTCTGAAACAATGTTTCTAGTTGGTTCATAACATCCCTTTTGTTTTGTTGCATCTATTTTAACACACTTTAGTTTTATTAACAAGCACTAATAGTAAATATTATAGTATATTTATACATTTTATTTGATTTTATAACACTTTTAAATTGTGTTTTTTATTTGGAATTTAAGACACATTATAGTATTTTAGTGTAAGTTATATTATACAAACAACACTTTAGTAGGAGTTGCGGGATATGGATCAAGAAAAAAAATATTACAGCATTAATGAGGTTTCTAAAATTTTAAGCGTTTCAATGGGAACCGTTTATAATTACATAGGAGAAGGTTATTTAAAAGCCATAAAACTAGGCAAAAAAACTATAAGAATTTCAAAAAAGAATTTAGATCAATTTACAAAAGATAAATCGTGAGGGCATTCTCAGTGTTTATAATCAACCTGTTTTGTTCTGAGAAATTGGTGTTAACGTGTGTTTCCCCAACCTTAACCACTGCTCAATTAACACCATAGCCCTCCATCTTTTATGAAGAAAAATCCAAACGTACTGCACAGAGATTTAGTAAACGGAAGATGGTATTTTCCAGATAAGTATAAAGAGGATACATCTAAATGGTGTCCGTCTGTTACTACTATATTAAATGTACTTTCTAAGCCCGGCCTAGATGATTGGAAAACTAAAATGGGTCAATACCATAAAATATATTCCAGTGCACTAGCGTTCAGAGGAACTATTGTACATCATTTTTGTGAGCGTTTAGTATATGGTGACAAGGTAACAAAGGATGATATCAATCTTTACATATATAATAGTAATGAGCACAGATGGAAAATGGAGTTTACACAGGATCAATTAAATTATTCTTGCCGACAAATGATCAAAGGTTTTGTCAAGTTTTGGGAAGAAAAAAATCCTACTGCACTAGCAGTAGAATATCCACTTTACCATGAATCAATTCCATATGCTGGACGAGGTGATATGGTTCTGGAACTCAATGATAAAAAGGGTGTAAAGATTAGAGTTTTAATGGATATAAAAACTGGTTTTGAAAACCCACAATATACATTACAAAATTCAGCATATAAAAAAATATGGGACACATTGTTTCCAAGAGAAACTATTACCCATGTTGGAAACTTATACTTAAATGACAGATTTAGAACTGAGAGGGGGGTTTATAAGGTCAAAATAACCAAACCCAATATTGAGGCGTTTGAAGATTGTTATGATCTTTGGAAATGGAACAATACTCCCATGAATAAAACCCATCCAATTCCAAAATTAAAAAACCCTCCACCAGAATTATTTGAATTAAAAAAGGAGAAAGAAGATGGCGTATCAAAAGCAACAGCCAAAACCACTACAACCCGGAGCCGGAAAGTTGTGGAAAAACAAGTATAAAACCACAGCACCAGAAGATAAAATGAAACCAGACTATCAAGGTGAGGTTATTATTCCAGGTGATCAGTTAGGACAGACTAGAAAGATTGCATTGTGGCACAACAAGTATGATGATGGTAATGTGCAACTTAACATTAAGATTAATGATGAGTTAAAAGAACAAACTCAACAACAACAAAGACCACAGCCAGTCAATAATCAACAAAATGATGATATAGACTTGCCATTTTAAACCCTACTTTGCGGAATTTAGATGAGAAGAGAGAGAAGATACAACAACTTATTGATGATCAAAGTCTTACAGACCAAGGTAAAGTTTTTAAGTTGTTGTTATCTCATTATGTAGGTGAGATAGATTGGCCAACCTATGTTCATTATTGCGGAATATTGTACAGTTATTTTTTGGCTAATGCAAAGACACCATATGAGAGATCAATATTTGAAAAAGATATTGAATTTTTTAGAAACTTGCGGGACAACAACTATGACAAAAAAATTATTGAAGATTACTTTAAAAAGATTGACCGCAAAAAATTACAACCTTTTTAATGAAAAATCTTAATGTAAAAATTAACATAAAAGATACTTTTTTGTGGGATGATCCAGATTTTATAAAGGCATATTTAGACCTTTGTTTTGCTACAAAATCTAGAACAATTACACAACTTTCTATAGATTGGAAATGGTCTAGGCCAAGGGTCTACAGGTTCATTGAAAAGATAGGTAGTGTTACACCTAGCGTTACAACCAATGTTACAGGTGCCGTTACATCTATCTACAATAATATAGAAGGTTACAAGAATGAGCGTACACTAGGTGTTACAAGTGATGTTACACAGGGTGTTACAGATTTAGAGGAAAACCATGAAAAATCAAACAAAAAAGATTCTGCTTATATATATAATATATATAATAATATTAATAATATTAAATCTAATAGTATTAAATCTAATTCTATAAAGAAAAAAGAAAATATTATTAACAATAAAGAATTGTTAATAATAAAAGAAAAAAGAAATGATTTTGTTGAAAAGCCAAAAGACCTTCAAATGGTCATTGAATATTTTACACAGCAAGGCATAGCTGATCCTACCAAGAACGCTAAAAAATTCTTTGACCATTATGAGGCAAATGGTTGGTATCGGGGTAAAACAAAAATTAAGCGTTGGCGTAGTTGTTTAACCCAATGGGACTTTGAAAAGAAATCTTCACATTCAAATGCTTATACCTATGAATGCCCTAGTTGTAAAAACTACAGAATTAAAAGTGAATCAAATCAATTATTTGCACATTGCCCAACCTGTGATCAAAGATTGGTTAAGGTATTTGTGTAATGTCAGCCACTACTACTAGAGGCACCATTGCTGAGTACAAGGTAACACTGAGCTTGATAGACCAAGGATGGGATGTGTATCAACCTGTAATTCCAGATTATGTTGACCTGGTAGCTGTTAAAAAAAATAAAGTTAGAAAGATACAGGTAAAATCCAATTGGACTACAACCACAAAAAGTAGTTGTGAGTTTAGGGTTCATAAATACCAAGACACAGACATTGACTACTTTGCCTGTTACATAAACAAAACAAATGAAATAGCATATATCAAAGCCAACAACCAAAGAGCTATATACGTTGCTTACCAACCAGCATTAAATGGTCAACTAAAAGACCGTGTGTTTGCTCATGAAAAAAGGATGTTAAAATGAATGATCATGAACGTTTTAAAAAACATTTAATGAATTCACAAAAGTGTGTTTGGAAGGCTAGTAAAAATTTAAGTGATCTGGGTTTACCAGTAACTATTGAGCCTACGTTTTTTTCAGATAGCTATGATAATAGACTTTACTACCAAGACAATGGTGATATTAGGATCAGTTTAAGGATTGAGGTCAAAGGAATTAACACTGACTTTACTTGCCAAGAAGACTTTCCGTATAGCCATATGTTTGTTTGTGCAAAGCATTCTTGGGACTTTGCTCATCCAAAACCTTTTGGTTATGTGATTTACAATAAAGATCAAACACATTTTGCATTTATACTAGGATCCACCTCCAAGAGATGGAGTGTTAATACTATAAAAGATAAGCGTTATGATAACATGGTACAAAAAGTTTACAAGGTTTCACTAGATCAAGTTCTCTGGAATAAATATCCAGAAACCATAGAAGGTAATAAATGAGTTTATTACAAACTAAGGTGAAAGTTTTAGAGTTATTTGCTGGGTCAAGGTCTTTTACAAAAGTAGCGATGGAGCATGGTTGCAAAACTTATACAACAGACATTGAACCCTTTGAAGGTATTGACCAAGTCTGTGATATATTTGATTTTGATGTTGATCTTGCCGAAAAATCATTAGGTGGTTGTCCCGATATTATTTGGGCATCTCCACCATGTACTTATTTTTCTGTTGCATCAATGGGGTATCATTGGAATAAAAACGGAACACCTAAAACAAAACAAGCAGAATTTGGTATTTCATTAATAAAACAAACAAAAAAAATTATTGAATATTTTAAAAATTTAAATAAAGAACTGTTTTATATAATAGAAAATCCAAGAGGCAAGTTAAGAAAATTAAATCTTTTGGATAGCATGAATATACACACCGTAACATATTGTCAATATGGTGATAAGAGAATGAAACCTACTGACTTATGGTCAAATATAGAATTGAAGTTAAAACCTATGTGCAAAAATGGAGATGATTGCCATGAATCTGCACCAAGGGGAAGTAGAACTGGCACACAAGGTTTAAAAAACCCATTTGAAAGAAGTAAAGTTCCCGCAAAACTATGTTTTGATGTTTTGAGATTTGCTATTGACAACCAATACAAAAACAATTATACAAAGGAGAGTTTTTATGACACATCCAAATAAAGTAAAAGGCAATACTTTTGAAAGAGAGATTGTTAACTGTGCAAAGAACAAAAACTTAGATGCTGAAAGGGCTTACGCCAGTGATGGAAGATCGCTTGGGTTTCACCAAGAGGTGGATTGTGTAGTTACAGGTCTAGGTGAAACTTGGAAGATACAAGCAAAAAGAAAAAAATCATTACCGAAATGGTTACAAACTCATAAAAGCGTTGATGCTGTTTGCTTTAGAGCAGATAGATCAAACATAAAGATCATGATTGATTATGAAGACTTTCTTGATCTGATTGGAGGTAAGTATGAATAAAGCTATAATAACAATCAAGTTTACAGAAAATGAACTGATCACAATGATGGATGCATTACGTTGTACAAGAGAAATGCGACCAGATGCTGAATCTAATTACTACACTACATTAATCGCTGATTTTAAAAAAATATTAATGAATGCTGAAGAAATTAGACAGGAACAAAAACCACAGGAAAGGAACAAGGCAGACAACTGCCCAGAATGCCATGACGTTAGAACAATTAGTAACAGCAATGAATGAAAAGGTAAAGAAAAAAGTGGATTCAGAGGTTTTCCAAGCGTACAGATATTTAATAGAAAAATATTTAAAAGAAGGTAAAGATGCTAAAAGATTAAAACAGCGTTTAGGTGAGATCACTTTGGTTTCAATACCAAGAGGAGAGAGGCAAAATAAATGAAAAATAAAAACATGAGTCATAACCTTGGTAGCATGAGAGTTATCTATAATCAAAAAGATGCTGATCCTAGAGCTGAATTAGAAAGTATTGCAGATGATGAAGGTGTTAATGATTTGATTTTACATGACATTGAAAAACGGCTTAAAAAAGGATCATTAAAGTACGGTGGTCAAATTACCCTAGGTGATAAAAGAAATTGGATTAGAGAGGCATATGAAGAGATTTTAGATGCATTGGTGTACATGACCATAGCTCTTTTTAAGCTGTTGAGAAATGGAAAAAAGAATTGATCTCATCCGGGCGTTTGCTAAATCACAACACAAAGATGTTTTAGGTGTAGCTTACACAAAAAGAATGGCAAACCATATATGTCCAGAAGGTATTGTAAATACACCGCTACCAAAATTAGAAAGGTTAATAAATGAGCTTAGAAAAGAATGGTCAAGAAGAGTTGGAGTGGAAAGACAAGTTACAGAACAAAGAACTGATGATATTAGAACTCCTAAAATATTTCAAACCAGAATATTCCAAGAACTTGATGAATAGTTCAATCAATCTTATTAGAGCCTTATACATTAATATCCATTCTAAAAGATTTCAAAATAAAAAATAAGGGTAAGTATTTATTTTATTAACTAAATAAACGCTATGTAGTTTTTTGTTAATGCTCTGCGAGGGATATTTACTTACCCTAAAAAAAAAGGCTCTAATTAAAGAGCCCTTTTTAGTTCGCATAACACAATATCGCTATTCTACCTTTTTTTTATAATCAGCAACAAAGTTTTCTAAGATCAATCCAATCATGCGACCAATACCTACTTTTTCATCTATTGATATTTTTTTCAATTCAGTAAAAGCAGATGGGTTTATTTTCATCTTAAATGCCTTATATATTAATTCCATTATTTACTCCTATTCTATTACTGGTAATTTGTCTAATAATTCATTGCCTATCTCAACATCAACCTCAATGTAATGTTCAACAGCATCTTCAGTTGAATGTTGTAAATGCAATGCTACAGCTTTATGATCAGCACCATTTTTATGTAATTGCTGACCAGACGTTCCTCTTATACCGTGTAAAGTATAAGTGTTACCGTTTTCATCTTTTTTGTTTATTCCAATCCTTGGTAAAAGATTATCTTGCAAATGAACTCTAGTCTTTGCACTCAAATCTTTTCTTTTTTGCTTATCTTCATGATACAAGGTTGGAAAAATTGGATCAACATTTCCAGAATCCAATGCAATCTTAGCTTTATTAGCTAGGTGTTGATGGAGTGGATATGTTTCTACTTTTTTAGACTTATGAACTCTTAAACGTATTGTTCTCTGGACGTAATCAATGTCTGTCCATTTCAATAAAGTTAGATCATTTAGTCTTACTCCAGAATAATACAACCACTGGTAGAACTCACCCCAAAGCGGGTCTTTAAAAATATAACTCAATTGATCTACAGTGAATTTTAAGTATTTTTTCTGTTCACTTTTTCTTACTACAGGTAAGGTAAATGTATCCATGCCTTTTATGTTCCAAGGGTACTCAAAATAACCTTTAGTGATTGATCCATATTGCAAAGCCTTGTTTAAAGCCTTGAACCTCATGTTAGTAGTTTTTTTTGCATACCCTTTACCAGCATTAAACAAAGACCCTTGAAGGTCAGTAATAAGATCATTAGCTGTTCCTTGTTTTAGGTCAGTAACGTATTTGATCTTATTGATCTTCAACCAGTTGTTTAATTCTGATCCATGAAAAAAGCCCTTATATTCCTTGTAAGAATTGTTAGTCTTTTTACTATTTTCTAGGTGTTTTTTATACCAGACCAAGTATTCATTTAAGAGATCACTTAATAACATTTTTTTGACCTCACTACTTGGTTGATCTAGTTTACCACCACACTTAGCACAAATTCCACCTTCCTTGTGTAAGGTGTAATATCCAGAAAAGTTTTCAAACTCTTTCTGTGCCATTTTTTTGGTAAAACTTTTAGGTAAAAATATTCTTTTACCTAATGTTGATCTGGCATCTATAATCCATCTACCATCACCTCTTTTACTTAATTTCATTTAGCACCTACTTTCATACCAAATTCATCTTTAATGTTTTCAAGTACGTCATTGGCCTCAAGTGGTGGAATCATTAAACCGTCTTGATCCCACATTTGCCAACTCATGTACATCATGTTAGACTCAAAGTATTCTTTAGCCCGATCTGTCATAGGATAAAAAACAAAGTATTTATCCACATACTTGATCTTAAAATGGTTCTGGAAACCATTGGCTGTTTCACGTTCAAGCCATTGTTCATATCGCATCTTTAATTTGCTGTTCATTATTTCACCTCACTTTCATATCCATTTAACTCAAAAAACTCTTCCTCTAAAGCTTGTTCATATGTATGCCAACCGGCTCTGGAATAGATCACGCTGTTAAGAGAGTCTTCATTGGTACCATTGATGGATGTGATCAACCTAAGCTCATCACCTGTAGCCCAACCTTTTAAAACTATGTAATCCCATATTTCTTGTATTTTATCCATTTTATAATCCTCATGTTTTGTTAATAAATCATCCTAAGACAAGGGCTAAAAAGCCCTTGTTTCGCCTTTTAAAGGCATCGTCAGTTAGGATTGTACTTGCTCTGTGAGTGGTAAAGACCCTTCATAATTATCATACGCCCTGATCATGGGTTGTGGATAATCATCTATTTTATTATCCATGATGTCGGTGTAATCCTCTTTAGATATATAGAATCTTCCACCATTGAAATATTCTAAATCAGTGTATATCTCAATCCACTCTTCATCTCTTAAGTGGTAAAAGTCACCATCTTCACCATATATGTAGGTATGTGATACAACTCTTGGATCAAGTAAAACAAAGTGGTTAATAAAGTGTTTGTACTCTGATTCATATTCTTCAGTATCCATCATCCAGTTGTGGGCTGTTTGGTTTGTGAAAAGCAATAACATCTCTGGTAAATCAGCTGGAAATGGATCAAAGGCTATTGTTTCCAACGTCCCATGACTATGCATATCTATGTATTCTTTAAGATCATAGTCATCCATCTTTCCTATAGCATGAACCATGTCATATGCATCACCAAATGTCAACTGAGATACATTTTTATAGTATTCATGAAATTTGAAAAGCATGGCAGTTTTGTTTAGATCAAGATTTCTATCTGGATCATTACTACTGTTTAATACCTTTGTAATGACTGATGCTTTTTTTAGCTGTCTATTTAACTCGTTCATTTTCATTTTCTCCTGTTTTGTTATTTAATAGTGTTGTTATCAACAACTAAAAGTTACTTTAGTTACTATCTAAATGTCAAGTTTTATTTTACTTTAAGACATTTTTAGTGTTTTTATAGAGAATAAAAAAACTTGTTAGTAACTACATTTGGTGTTGTTTTTGTTGTTTTATCTAATAAAACTATAACCGTGATAACACATTTTAGGAGCGTAGTATGAGTAAAATTTTAAGAGAGCCAAATGGAAACTTTAAAAAAGGCCATTCAGCTAATCCTGGAGGCCGTAAAGGCACTGAATTTGGTAATTGGTTAAGAAATAACCCTAAATCCATGAAAGTATGGGAAAAGATACTAAGTGCTGGATTAAAAGATGATGACCCCAGGCAGACTATAGCGTGGAAACTTATTGCTGATAGAACAGCTCCATCTTTAAGAGCTACCAAGCTTAATATAAAAGATACTGGTAAGACTCCGGTGATCATGATTCCAAGTTCTAAACCAGAAGGATCACCAGTTGATACATCTATATCTTATGATCCAAGTATTAAAGCAGAGGCTTAGTCGGGTATGTAGCCCGAAGGTTACCGAGGAGAAACTACAGATCATTAATAATATTGCCATATGGTAGCCAAATTGAGGACAAAAGTGATCCAAATAATATATGAGATGGACGACAAGATTGACGAGAAAAGTGGGGTGGGGCGAGTCCCGTTGCGGTACCCGTTCGCATCTGACATTAGGAGATGTTTTTTTTCACATATTTAGTGAGTGCAAATTTTGGAACAAGACAATATAATTTTTCAACCACATCCTGGCCCACAAACAGAAGCTTTACAACGCTCTGAATATGAGATTTTATATGGAGGAGCAAGAGGGGGTGGTAAAACTACAGCTGGAATGGCATGGTTGATACATCCAGACTATATTAAACATCCACTTTATAGGGCCCTGGTTATCAGACGTAATTATGATGATTTAAAAGACTGGATTGATAGGGCGAGATTCATGTGGAGATCATTTGAAATGGAGGTGGTCGGAAACCCAGCTGAATTTAGATTTGCCAGTGGGGCTAAAATAAGAACAGGTCATCTTCAAGATAGAGATTCCTACACCAAGTATTTAGGTCATGAATATCACAGGCTGGTCTTAGAAGAGGCGAGTCTTATACCAAATGAATTAGATTACTTACGTTTAATATCTAGCGTAAGATCAACAATTTCCGAGTTACGTCCATCTATCTTCCTCACAACTAATCCTGGCGGCCCTGGTCATTTATGGCTTAGAGATAGGTTTGTTAACCATGCCAGGAATAAATCGTATACCGATCCTACTACTGGACGTACTCGGATTTTTATACCAGCAAAAGTAACAGATAACCCAACACTAATGGAAGAAGACCCACACTATATTAAATCTTTAGAGGCTTTGCCAGATGAATTAAGAAGAGCGTGGTTAGATGGTGATTGGGATATTTTTGCGGGTCAATATTTTAAAAAGTGGCGACATGATGTTCATGTGATAGATCCTATAGAAATACCAAATCATTGGTATAGATACAGGGCGATTGACTATGGATATGCAGCACCTTTTTGTTGTCTGTGGTTAGCAGTTGATTATGATAGAAATGTCTATGTTTATAAAGAGCACTATGAGGCGGGTCAAGATTTGAATTATCACATTGATAAGATCAAAGAAAAATCTGAAAAAGAAGAATATATGGCGACTTTAGGTGATCCAAGTATGTGGATTAGAAACCCACAAAATACTAATAAAAGTGATACTACAGCACCGAGTCACCAAGGAATAGCACATATTATGCAGTTTGCCGGGATTAATATGATAAAAGCAAACAATGATAGAATCAATGGTTGGAACTTAATACGTCAATACCTAGACCATGGAAAAGAATTAAAACCAAAAATTAAAGTGTTTAGCACTTGTGAAAACCTCATTAGAACATTGCCAAGCATGATACATGATGATAGAAGGCCAGAGGATTTAGATACAAAACAAGAAGATCATGCAATGGATGCATTGAGATATGGATTGTATCATATTGGAAAACCACCAGAGGTACAAGAAACTAAGCCTTGGGTGCAAAGAGAAATAGAAAAGCTATTAAGATTAGAGGTAGGAGTTCCTGGGGTTAGAAATTGAGAATTGTAGCAGAAAAATTAAACAAAGAAACAGGCGAGTGGGAAGAATTTGATGTGGAGCACACAGATATTATGACAGATGAAGATTTACTAGAATTGAAAGACATTACTAGTGCGATAGCGGATATACAAACAAAAATGCATACTCAAATAATGGAGAAAAATTGATGGAAGATAAATATTCACCTAGTCCAGGTGACAAAGATTTAATCAAAAGATGTGAGGCTATGTTTGATATGGCCAAAAAATCTAGACAAGATACAGAAAATGTATGGCGAGATAGTGAAGAGCTGTATATGGGTAACCATTGGAAGGGTTTCAAAATGCCAGAATATCAAAACCAAATAACTTTGGAGTTAATTGGTTCTATGATTGATACTATGATACCTATTCTTTCTAGTAGGCCACCCAAAATAGATGTCATGCCTGTTGAGTATAATGAAGAAACCATACAAGCTGCACAAAATTTACAAGCACTAATGGATGAAATGTGGATGATCAGAGATTTACAAAACACAGTCCCAGAGTGGTTGCTTGATTATTTAGTGTATGGCACTGGGATTATGAAGGTCAGATTTAATGAAGAAGATGATTTGCCAGATGCAGATATAGTTGATCCTTTTGCATTTTATGTAAATCCTTCTGCTACAAAACTAGAAGATGCCGAGTGGGTCATTCAAGCATCTCCAACACCACTTTGGAGAATTAGAGATAAATATAAGAATGGGCACTATGTACAAAGTCAGTCAAATCTTGACAAATATGAGGCTATTAAGATGAACACTGCTCCATTAGCAGATGAAAGAGTACAGGTAACAGATACAACTGGTGCTGAAACACACTATTATGACTCTCCTAAAAAAGCCATGGAGTCTTTAGAGGAAAGAGCTCTTGTTATAGAGTGCTTTATGAGAGATGGGTCAATGGAATATGTGGATATGGAAGATGAATATGGTAAAAAACAACAGAAAAAGCGTTATAAATACCCATCTCAAGTAAGACAAGTGGTCATGGCGAATGGAGTTTTGTTGTATGATGGGCCAACAAAATATCCATTTTTTAACAAAAAACACCATTTATCGCACCCATTTCCTTATATATGTCTAAAAAACTCTGGTTCTGCTCATACTTTTTGGGGTAAACCAGAACCTAGAAGGTTAAAAAGTTTAAATCTTGCTATGGATAGACTAGCTAGTCAAATGATGGACAACATACACTTGACCGCTAATCCAATGTGGGTAGTAGATGAAACTACAGATGTAACTGATCAGATATCAAATAAGCCTGGACAAGTCATTAGAAAAAAAGGGCCAGGTCAAGCATCTATGCAAAACCCAGCAAGTATGCCAGGGTATGTATTTAATTATTTTCAATTACTAGAAAGCATGATTGAAACTGTTAGTGGAGTTAATAAAGCTACACAAGGTAAAGAGGCGAGTAATGTAACTAGTGGTGTACAAGCACAAGTATATAGACAGGCGGCAACCACTAAAATAGATTTTAAATCAAGAACTCTTGACAATGCAATACAAACATTAGGTTCTATGTGGATTGCAGCAGTACAAAATATGTCATTAGTTCCTAAAAAAGTTCAAGTAATTACACCTAACCAGACCCAAGAAGAAAGAGGTTTTGTTGGTATTGAATACCAAAAAATGGATTTTAATGTAAGGGCAAAGGCTGGGTCTATGTTACCAGAAAACAAGCAATATGTAGAAAATAAAATATTACAACTTGCACAAATGGGCTTGATTCAAGACCCAGAATTTATTCTAGATAATGTTGATCTTCCTGGAAAAGAGGTTCTTTTACAAAAAATGAGAGGACAGAGAGCTATGGATGAAGAGGCTCAACAAAGAATGCAAACACCTATGTCTGAAGAAGAACTAGCACAATTAGGTGGAAATGAAGATGAAATATTTAGAAGAATGCAAGAAAATCCAGAATTAGCACAAAGGTTAGAAAACATGAGTGCACAAGGAGAAATTTAGCTGTTAAGGGGTTTTAATGTTGGTGAATATCACTTTAAATAAAAAATTTAATAGCAAATGGAGATCACAAAATGAGTGATGATATAATACAAGGTACTGCCTATGGTAATGATGTAAAGATTACATCTGCTGAGGCTGAGTCATTAATTGTAAGTGAGGATGCTGGTCTTGATCAACCAACAACTCCTGTTAGTGACCAACAGACTACAGCTGCTACTGAGAGTACCACCGGTGAGGATGCAACCGCACAGCAAGTAGAGCCTCCACAGGAGCAACCTACTAATGTTGAAACAGCACCCTCGGAAGGAGAGAGTGAAGGCGTTGAAATTGATGAGGTCGTAATCAATGGAGAGCGTTATCAAATGGAACAGTTAGAATCTTTTATTGAAGATTCCAAAAATAAGTCAGAGTGGCAACGTAAAAATACACAGCGTAGCCAGGAACTTGCAGAAGAGAAAAAATCGTTAGATGCCGAATTGGATAAATGGAAAGCTCTTAAAAAAGATGACGAATTAATGGATGTAATAAAAGACTATGTTGAACCAGATCATCCTCTCTTTAAGGAAGAACAACCTGTAAAATCCGAGGAGCCACAAGTAACTGAATCTAGAACAACTGAACCTTCCGATCAAAAGGTATCAGAGCTAGAGAATAGGTTAATGCAAGTAGAGGCAGAAAGAAAAGTAGAACAAGACGTTGCAGCATTAGCTGCTAAACATCCAGAGCTAAAGGATAATCCAGAGGCAATAGATCAAGTCTTAACAACTGCTGTAGAAAAAGGTTTAGTAGACCTTGACACTGCTTATGCTGTAACAGCCTATCAATCTGCTGAGGATTCAGCTTTCAAAAAGGCTCTTAAACAAGTAGAGAAAGCTAATGAGCTTAGG